ATAAGGGATGGTATGCAGGATCTTGGTCTTGCTTATACTGATCCTAATAAGGGTGAAATTATCGACCCTTTTATGAAGCTTGATGACATCGTTATGTTGCAATGTCAACCTCGGTATGATCCTTTATTGGGTCGCTGGGTTTGGTATCAGAATCTCCAGACGGTTCTTGAAATGGCTCAGTGGACTAAGAAAATCCACAAGAGGCCTGATAAGACCATCTGGGCTAGTAATGTACTCGATAGTCTTCGGAAACTTTGTCTACACCCTAAATCAGTGTGGGATGAATATATTCCGAAGTATCAACGAATGATTGCTGGTTACCACATAGAAGTTCCTACTTGGGACTATCGTGGTATGCAGAAGATCGTTCTTGATGAAGCTTATATGGGTGTTGTTTTCAGGAATGAGATCGACGCCGAACAGGGAGAATTTCAGCATGGGCCTCGAACCCGATATCGTAAGGGTAAGGAAATTGCTTATGATGGGTTTTTGGTCATGTTTAATTTGGTTCTGGTGGTATTATTCGGTTATTTTGTTTGGCCATATTTACCACAATTTGGGACCATTTTGGGTTGGTATATTTACTCATGCTGGTTTCTTTTTGTTAATTGTTTCATTGCTGGTTTCTGGTGGAAACTAGTATGGGGTTAGACCCCACGTCCTCCTATGACGTTAAACTGGGCGTTCTGCATAACGAAATATCGTGGTACCAAAAGCTGTATGCGCTGCAAAGGTTAAAATGGAAGCACCGTTAGGAGTAACGAAAAACCCAATTATGTTTTAAAGTTTTTATACCTGAGATACGTTTTTCCGCTTTTTCTTTTATAACTTTTATACCTTTTTCGCTCTAAGTGTATTATACACCGGTAAACGAGAGCATGTCGTCTAATAATCCGCAATCTATGGGAGTAGAGGGCGGTTCGGGTGCGGGATTTGTTTCGACCCCTACGCCGGCCCTCGATGTTGGTGGAACTACACGTTTCACTACTGATACAGTTGGTAATGCGGCTTCTCGTGCTAATATTGATGATATCGATCCGTCTCTTTATACCTCTTTGGATCAGAGTGGTGCGAAAGCTATCAAAGATTTCCTGGCTAAGCCTATACTTTTAAATACCGGAAATCTTACTACCACTGATGCTGGTAATT